CGCTGTGGTCCGCAGCGGTAGGAGACCCCTAAGGTTGACGATCCGTGATATAGCGTGATACGCTGAAAGCGAGAGGCGGGAGGTGTGATGACCTTCCGCCCCTCTGACCACAACAGATGCTGGAGGCATCCATTATGGCTTATGAATACGTGCCCTATGAGGGCGATATTGTCACCCGTGCCGCTGCCCGCGAGGGTGGGTTGGACCGCTACTTCACCGGCAAGCCGTGCAAGCACGGACATACCAGTCAACGTCTGGCGTCTAACGGCGTATGTGTGTCGTGTGATGCGGAGCGGGTACCAAACCCTAATGTCAAACTAAGGGCGCAGGCCAAGTACAGAGAGGCGAACCGGGACAAGGTCCGCGCGGCGGGCCGGGAGTATTCCCGAACACATCGAGAGCAATCACACGCGTGGGATGTTGCCAATCGAGAGAAGATCAACGCCAAAGCGCGCGAGCGGCAACGCGAACTCATGGCTACGGATCCCGAGAAGATCAGGGCCAAGGCACGCGAGGATTACCGCAAGAACCCAGAGACAAATAAGGCCAGACGCAAACGCTGGAACGACGCTAACAAGGAGCGGATGAAGGCATATACGCTCGCGAACAAGGAGAAGTTCGACGCCGCTCGCAAGGAGTGGGAAAAGAAGAACCCGGATAAGCTGGCGGCTAAAACCAAGAAATGGCAACTGGCCAACAAGGAATATCTCAAAGCCAAACGGCAGGAGAACCCGGAGCAGGCGCGAGCCATCAAGCAGCGGCGCAGAGCGCGTGAGGTGGCCGCCGAAGGCAACCACACAGCCGCTGAACTCAAGGCGTTGTTCGAGAAACAGAAGGGCAAGTGCGCATATTGCAGCGCCAAGCTCACCAAGAGTTACCACGCCGACCACATTGTGGCGTTATCAAAGGGCGGCACCAACTGGATCAGCAACATCACGTTGGCATGTGCGAAATGCAATGTCAGCAAGCACGCAATGGACCCAATCGAGTTCGCGCGCCGCAACGGCAGACTCATCTGAAGGAGACATGACATGGCAAAGCAGCCCACGGCGGCCAATCCAGTTGAGGATGCCGCGGCGGCAGCCGAGAAGCGCCGCGCCGAATTCGTGGCCGAGCAGGAGGAGCAGGCGCGCAAGCTGGACGCCATCCGTGAGGAGGGGCGCCTGCAGCGTGAGCGCGATCAGGAGGAGCACGACAAGGCGGTGCTGGAGGCGGCCAAGGCCGAGGCCGCGGAGCGCGAGAAAACCGCGGAGGCCGAGCGCGCCGAGATCGAGCAGCTCTTCGAGGCGGCGAAGGCGGCGAAGGCCGAGCGCGATGCGCAGATCGACCGCGAATTCGCTGAGGCGCTCGCAGCGCGTCTGGAAGCCGAGAAAGACAGCGACCCGTCGCTCGGGCCACAGATGACGCTGGACCGGCGTGGCCTGGTCGCCAAGGCCGCGCGTGGCGGCATCAATCCCCGTTCGATGCAGAGCAACCTCGATGCGCTCTCCATCGCCACAGCAGAGGAGGCCCAGCCATGACCACGACCGTATCTAAATCCATCATCGATGCCGCCGCGGCCGCCAACCTGCCACCGCCGCCTGCTCCCGAGGCTGTGGCGCTGCGGATGCAGGGCGCCCAGGTGGTGCTGGAGCCTGATAGCGCAGCACGCGCCGGTGCGATGGGCGTCTACGAGGAGCTGCAGCAGAACGAAGCGCTACGAGATGCTGGCCTCGTCCAAATGGGCCTCGATCCGCAAGACCCCAGCAACGAGCTGACCGACCCGGAGGTGCCCCCCGCGCCACCCACCGAAGGCAATGGCGGGTCCGGCGGCGCAACCTCGGCACCCGTCAATGTCGACGTGCCCTATGTCCAGCAGGCCGGCGCCGCAGCCAACTGCACCATGGGCAACTGGCAGGGCGAGCCGACATCGTATGCCTACCAATGGCAGATGGACGGCGCGAACATCCCAGGCGACGGCGCGTCGCTGCCGCTCACGTCAGCCGACATCGGGCATAGCGTGACCTGCGTCGTCACCGCAACCAATGCTCACGGCTCGACCACTGCGCCACCATCGAATGCCGTGGTTGTCGCATAAGCCATGCCGGGGCAGCGGAACCAACTGGCACCGCCGGAGATCGATGACCGGGTATGGTCGGATACCCGCGGGTCGTCGGGCCAGTTGTATCCACCCAATGCAGATACGCCAGGCTATACGTTCGGCAGCTTTGGGCAGATACCGACGACGCCACCACCGAACACCTACACTGGCGTACTGCCAACGCCGCCGAACGACTACGCGGCCGCCAGCGGAAACCTGCCGAATGACTACTATCATATGAAGCAACTCATGAACCAATACGCGCCGAACGACCCACGGCTCAATCAGTTGCTGCAGCTCCTCTATTTCCAGCGACAGGGCAGGACATGACGACACCAGCGATATTGGGTGAACGTGTGCTGCGTCGCCTCGGCGTTGAGATCGTGCCGGTGGCATCGCGCCCAACGCTGGCGACCACTGTCACCGTCACTGCCATTGCAGAACGCGCGCTACAGGGACTGGGCGTCACGGTGACGGCAGCCAACCGGCCCGCGCTGACCACCGTCGTCACTGTGCAGTCCATTGCCGATGCCGCGCTGCAGGCGGTGGGCGTGACCGTGCCCGTGGCGCACCAACCGCCGGCGGCCGGAACGCCTGCCAGCACGACCGACATCGCCGGTGCGGCGTTAATAGAACTCGGCGTCGTTGCCTCGGACGAAACGCCGTCCGCATCAGACCTGAACGTGGCGCTGGAAAAAGCGGTCGACGTGCATGGGGCGTTGGTCGGCCAGGGGATCGCATCGTGGGCCGGCACCGCTATCCCGGTCGCGCTGATCGAGGAATACACCAAGCTCACCGCGCTCCTGCTCGCGTCGTCCTTCGGCAAAACCGGCGATCCCGCGCAGTGGCCCATGCTTGAGGCGCGGGTGCGGAAGTACAGCCAGGTCCATGAGTCGCAGGGTGCTGTGATTCTGGCGCGTGTGGCCTCCGTGCATGACAGCTTGGTGTCGGCTGGCGTCGCCTCGTGGGCCTCGACCGCGATCCCGCAGGCTGCGTTCGATGAGTATGTGGCGCTAACCACCGCACAGATTGCGCCCGTGTTCGGCGTCGCCATCGATCCCGCCACGCTGCCGCCGATCGAGGCGCGGGTGAAGCGCATCGCGTTCATCATGCAGGCACAGTCGCTGGCCGAGGACCGCGTCAATGCCATCCACGACGAACTGGTGGGCAGCGCGCATGTGTCGTGGGCTGCTACTGCGATCCCGCAAGCGGTTTCGGACGATTACGTCTCGCTCACCATGATCAAGCTAGCGCCAGTGTTCGAGATCAAAGCTGACCCGGCGGGTGTGCCTTTGCTCGAGGCGCGCGTGCGGCATTTCTCGCTGGTGCAGCGGGCGCCTGATCTTGCGACGGAAGCCGTGATGGCGGTGCATGCCGACCTTGGTGCGCGCGGCAAGCTGCGATGGACGGCGTTCGACATACCGCAGGCCGCCGAGCAGCCGTATATACTGCTCGCTGCGTTCCGGCTGGGACCGGAGTTCGATCGCCAGGTGGCGCCGACCGATGTGGTCATCGCCGAGAAAGCACTGGCGCGCATGATCGCACTGCCGACGTCGGGCGAGCGGGTCAAGGCAGAGTACTTCTAATGAGCGCAAGCCTCAGATCCGCGCCAGCGATGCGGCGGCAGGTGCAGCGAACGGTTCGGCCCGATGTCAGCCGGCGCCCGTCCGTTCGGGCAGCGCCAATAGCGGCGCCGATCGTTGACCCTCAAACGCTCACCACGTTCGTGCCGGGCGCGATCCTGCATGCGGCAGAACTGAATGCATCGTTTGCTGACGTGGTTTCGACCGGCTCCAACGCATCGAACCTCACGACCGGCACGCTACCGGCCGCCAGGCTACCCACGACGGCGGTGGCGCCTGGAAGCTACACACTGGCAAGCCTGACGGTGGACGCCACGGGGCGCCTTACAGCCGCCAGCAATGGCACGGCTGGGGGCGTAGGAACGGTCACCTCGGTGGCGACCAGTGGCACCGGCATTACCGGTGGCCCGATCACCAGCTCCGGAACGCTCGCGGTCGCCTGGAACGCCGGCACGGTTAATTCGGTGGGGAGCGGTTTGAGCCTGTTGGCCGGCACGCTGACGGCCTCCGGTTCGCCAACTGGTGCGGCGGGCGGCGATCTCGGGGGCACCTATCCGAACCCCACCGCGCTCAAGACGAACGGCGTTGCGTTCGCTGCCAGTGCGACAACAGACACCACCAACGCCAGCAATATCAGCAGCGGCATGGTGGCTGCGGCGCGGCTCCCGGCGCTGTCAACGATGAGCGGCGCGGTGACCTACAGCCAGCTGCCGTCCGAGGTGCAGTCGGTGCCGATCACATTCGCTTTCGCCGGCAAACCTGCCACGGGCGCGCTCGTGAATGCACCGATGCCCATGGCGCTGACAGTGCCAGCCTCGCTCGCCGGGAGCGTGGTTTACGACACGACTAAGGCGACATCGAGCGCGGTGTTCACGGTGAACCGCATCAGCTCCGGCACCACGACGGCGCTCGGCACCGTGACGATCACCAGCACAAGCAACACGAGCTGCACGCTGGCGGGTGCAGGCGGTAGCCTCGCTATCGGCGACGTGCTTCAGGTCGTGGCGCCGACCCAGGATGCGACGCTGGCCGATGTTGGTATATCGATATTATGCTCACGGGTCTGACGGCAAATGGCCAACACCACCTTCAACCCGAGCGACCTCGTCAACATCTCGTTGAGCGGCGGAAATCTGACCGCATCACCAATTGGCCAGGGGGGCGTAAGGTCAATTGCCGCAGCCGTCGATAAGCACTATTTTGAAATCAGATTTAGCGGCGCCTCTGGGTTTGCAGGCGCCGCCGTAGGTATTGCCAACTCAGCCGCGAATCTGGCCACTGTGATCACCACAGCCACCGGGGCGGCTATCTGCGCCGGTAATGGCAACATTTCGGTCAACGGCACAGCGCAGACCGGCGTCGGTGCATTCAGTGCCAACGGTAGCTGCTGCATCGCTCTGGACACCATTGGCAAACTCATCTGGTTCCGGAATGGAGCCGCAGGCAACTGGAACGGTTCCGGCACAGCCAATCCGGCAACTGGGGCTGGTGGTTATTCGTTCAGCGGACTTACCGGCGGCTCGGCGATAATCTATGCGTTCGCTGGGGGAACGACGAGTTTGGTCAGTAGCACCACCGCCAATTTCGGCGACAGCGCATTTGCCGGCGCCGTCCCGGCCGGGTTTACCGCAGGCTTCCTGGGCGCGACTGCCGCAGCGCAGGTCGCCCGCGTTATGGTGATGGCATGAGCAAGCCACTGCCACGGGGACCAGTATGACAGACATCAGCGTGACATTGCCGGTGCAACGCCGGTCTCCGCTCTACATTCCGCGCCGTGACATCGCTTTGGCTGCCACCGACAGCCTGTCGCTGCTGGTGTCGCTGGTGGAGAGCGACGACCCGGACGCGCCGCCTGCCAGCCTGCCTGGGGCCAGTGCAACCATGACCGTCTGGAATGACCAGTGGGGCTACTGGTCAGGCTGCTGGGACTACGGCCGAGGCGGCTGGCCCGGTGGCGTTCTGTGGTCGGATGCCGTTGCGCTTTCATCCGAGAGCGTCGCCGAGTTCTTTCTGCCAATCGCCACGATGAGCGGCTGGCCGCTGCGAACCCTATGGGCATTGTCGGTGGAGTTCTCTGGCACATCAACGATGATCAGCACTGGCCGGTTGCACCTGACACCCTCGCTGATCAACGCCACCGGGTCCGGCGTCCCTTCGCCGCTCATTCTCGACGCTGATCCTGACGGCCACATGGACAGCAACTACCATGTCTGACGCCACCACACTCGCCACGCTGCAGCAGGCGCTGACGCCAAAGGTCGGCATGCAGCGCATTCCGCTGACGCTGGAGACCTATCAGCATGTCTCCCCGGCGCTGTCGTCCAAGCTGCTGCTGAACATGATGGCTGAGCAGCAACCGGCCGACGCACGCAATGTCGTGGCGCTGCTGCCGACCCCGGGGTTGAGCACCTGGTTGAATGTCGGCAGCGGGCCGATCCATGCCATCAACGACGATCTGCCGGGCGTCATCTTCCTGGTCAGCGGCACGCATTTCTACATGGTCAATCCGAGCACGTTGGCGGCGACGGATCTCGGCGACATCGGCACACCGTCCGGCGGGTTCACGCCAGACCAGCGGCTTTACTCGATCGCAGTCGGGCCTACCGCTGCCGTCGTGTGCTCACCACCCAATGCGTATGTCTCAGCTGGTCCCGGCGCGCCCGTGGCCCAGATCACCACGACCTGGCCGAGCTATGGTGCCTCGTCGGTCGCATTCCTCGACGGCTATTTCGCGTTCACCGGACAGATGTCGCCCTCGTTCTTCTTCATCACGCGGCTGGAAGATCCGACGCTGGTCGACGCACTGGACTTTGCTGCACTCGACGGGTTCCCTAACGCCATGACCAAGGTGGTGTCGCTTGGGGCGGACCTGTGGTTCGGCGGGGGTTCCGGCTGGGAAATCTGGTACGACGCCGGCAATGCCGACTTTCCGTTCAGACGGCGGCCGAACGGGTTGCTGCAGCGCACGCTTGGCACCGCCATGTCGGTGGCCAAGGGGGACGAGAGCATCTTCTGGTATAGTGCTGACAATCGTATATACCGCACCAGCGGCTATCAGGAGCAGCGCATCAGCACGCATGCGATCGAGGGATTGCTGTCGAGCGGCATCACCTCCGCCTACATCTACAACCAACTCGGGCACGTCCACTACGTGCTGAACCTCGGCGATCGCTCGTTTGTTTACGACGCACTGACCAAGGTCTGGCACAACGCATCGAGCGCCGCTGACGGCACCGGGCCATGGCGCGGCAAATGCTGCACCGCCAATACCGGGTTCCCGCTGATTGGTGATGCGGCTGCCGGTCGCCTGCTGCACGCCGATCCGTATCTCTCCACCGACCTCGGTGTTGAACCGCAGCGCCAGGTCGTGCTGCCACCGCTCTATGGCGGCACCAAGCGGGCGTTCTGCGCGCGGTTGGAAGTCGAGATGGAGGTGGGCACGGTGCATTCGCCGCCAAATGTC